ATAGTGAGGATAGTATCGACACGTTAAAGGATTGCTTAAAATTTATTTTTGATTATTGTTGTAAACATAAAATAACTTTAGAGCAATATAAGTCATCAACTAATACCGAAGGATCAGTTCCTAAAATCTTCAAACATCTTAAAGATCATAAAATAAATTTTTATACTCTACATTCTCTTAATATAGAAAAACTTATTGAAGAGCAAGATAAGGAAATTATCAATTGGATAATAAAGGATTTCACAACCCTCTATAACGGAACACGTGTAAAATTTATTACTTCTAAAATCTTAAAAGAGAAAGCTAGAAAAGGAATTAAAATAATAGAAGAACAGTTGAATAATAAATTTTCGTAGTTATTATAAAGATATATGAGTGCATTTAATTCATCAATGTTTCAATCAATAAAAGACGCTCTTGTAAGCGATACACAAAAAAGTAATACTAGTTATAACGAAATCATGTCTTGCCGTCCCGGTAATACATATACGGTAAGGCTCTTGCCTTATGGTCCCGATCCCGCTAAAACCTTCTTCCATTATTATAATCATGGATGGACGTCATTTGCGACTGGTCAGTATGTTCAAGCTCTCAGTCCTCAAACCTTTGGGGAAAGAGATCCAATTGCTGAAGAACGATATAAGGTTTTAAGAACCGGAAATCAAGAAGAGAAGGAAAAGATGCAAGCTGTAAAACGCTTGGAAAAATGGCTTGTTAATGTTTATGTTATTGACGATCCTACTAATCCTGATAATAACGGTAAAGTAAAAATGCTTAGATATGGTAAGCAGCTTCATAAAATTGTTACCGAAGCTATTGAAGGTGAGGATGCTGAAGAGTTTGGTCCTCGTATCTTTGATTTAGGTCCTGATGGAGCAAGTTTAAAAATTAAAGTTGAAGATCAAGGCGGTTATCCTACTTATGTATCTTCTAGATTTACTACTGTCGGTGCTTTAGAATTATCTGAAGATGAGCAAAAAGATATTTATGATAATGTTTTTAAGCTTGATGAGGTTTTTACCCTTAAGTCTACTGATGACTTAAAAGCTATGCTTAATGAGCATTACTATTGTAGAACTGAGGAAGATGCTGCTGAAGTAGTTAATACGCAATCTGTAACTAATGTAGTAGCTGAGCCTGCTACAGCTTCTGTTAGTACTACTACAGAAGAGACTACTACAGAAGATGATATTGACGAACTCTTAAAAGATCTTTAAAATGACTGAAGAGGAAAAAGCTTTAATTATGAATTTTGTGGGTCAGACCTATGGTCAATCTCATAAAAACGATCAAATGATAGTTGGTCAATCAAATAGTTTAACTCCACAATCAGAATTAGTAAAACAACAGTTTGAAAGTATAGCTAGAGCTCCTACTCAGCAACAACAAGTACAAACACCACCGATCGCTCCTCAAGAGCCACAGCCGCAACCAGTACAAGAAGCACCGCCTGTCTCTTATGAGCAAGCAGTTAGAGAATTACAAGAAGCGGAACCGGTTCCTATTGTAGAAGAGCAAAACGGCAATCAACTCGAATTCAATTTAAAAGACCCTGAAAAAATTGATATGCTTATTGATGCTATCAAGAGTAACGGGTTGCTATTAAAAGAAATTATATTACTCTTAGAAAAGAATGGAAGAAGAAAGAAGCCTTCAGATAAAAAACCGGGATGAATTTCTAAAATACTTAGACTCTTTATCAAAGATAAATGAAAGTGCTATTCTAACTATTAAAAAGGATAAAATAGAAAGTTTAGTAGCAAGTCCCGATAATACTCTTATTTTATATTCCGAATTTAACTCTAAATCTGATTTTGAAGATAGTATTAATATCCCAGATCTTAAAAAACTATCTAGAGTTATAGATACTATTCCTAGTAGTGATATTGAGTTTAAAGTTAACTCTAATAATTTAGAATATAAAGGAAACGGTATTAAATTTAAGTATCACTTGTTCGAAGAAGGATTCCTAACTAAGCCTAATCTTAATTTAGATAAAATTAATTCTTTTGAGTTTGATATAAAGTTTAGTTTAGATAAAACTCTCTTAAATCAGATTTTTAAAGGTAGTACTTTTGCGTCTGAGACTAATAAAATATATTTTTATACTGAAGATGGTCAATTAATGGCTGAACTTACAGATAGAGCAAGGCATAATACTGATAACTTTACTTTAACATTGCAGCCAGCTAAGTTTGATTTAAAGCCTACTCCTGTAAACTTTGATAATATAAGACTTCTTACTAATATAAGTAATAATTTTGCTGTTAAGATTAATACTCAATTTGGTGTTGTAGTATTTGATAATTCACTAAACAATATTAAATTAAAGTATATTATATCTTCCCTAACGCAATGAACAAACAAACAAAAAATAAACTACAGACAGCTAGTTATTTTATTAAACGTCTTAAAGACTCAGGCTTTGAAACTTGGAAAATTTACAATGGTTATGATGAACAAGACCCTAGAAAATGGACAGTTTTAGTAGACCCCGGAGGAAAATCAGTTTTTATTACCTGTTTTGAGAATACTCCGTTCAAAGGAGAGTATTTATTTTCATTTGACGACGGTAATAGGGATTTTAGACCGGGATTTAGCTTGAAAACATTTTCTATTGAGGTTGTAGTAAGAAAACTACTCGAAAACGGTGTTAAACAACGAGAAGAAAAGGTAGATATTAATAAATAATGTTATGGATGAAGAAGACCCACGTGATAAAGAGTTAAGAGAGCTTATTGAAGAGGCTCTTAAGCTTAACGTAGGGACAAGAAAGAAGATCAAAGGGCAAAGAGATTTAGCTGATAGAGTTGTAGCTATTTTACAAGAATACCTAGACAGTTTTATATTACTGGCATATGATATAGAGGGTAACCCGGTTCAAATTAAAGCAGCTAAATCTCCACAACAAAATGAAGCTCTAAACTCCATACTACTTAAATATTTTTCTTCTGAAGTAGGAAAAATGTAATGTTTCGTAAAAAAGTTCTAAAAAGAGACGTATATGCATGTAAAACCGGTGATTATGCTGGCCAAATGTTTATAATTATAAGTGAATCTAAAGATTTTATAGAATGTTTAAGTATTCCGGAAGTAAAAAACGTTAAAATACCGTTAGAATCCTTTGATTCTGGAAGGAACTCTGGTATAATAGAATATGTAGAAACTATACCTAAGTCTATCTTTAAGGTTAGTAAGGCTCAATACGAAAAAAATGAAAACTCTAATAATTGATGGTAATAATCTTGTTCACCGTACTTTTCATACTGCTAATTTACAGAAAAAGCGATACGAAAATGTAGAAGTTAAAGGTCTTCATATATTTTTTACAATTAATGCTATATATTCTTATGTTAAAAAGTTTCTACCTGAAAAAACTTTAATAGTCTGGGATGAAAAGATAGATTACCAAAAAAATAAAAGAAAAGAACTATCGTCTGAGTATAAAGGTAATAGAACTAGTGATAATACGCCTCATCAAAACAATGAAGATATTAAACTTCTATGCAAAACTTTAGGTATACCATCTATATTTCCTAGAGAACTAGAAGCTGATGATATTATTGCTTATATTTGTAAAGAAACTCCCGGTAAAAAGATTATCGTATCTGTAGATAGAGATTTTCTTCAACTTATTGATAAAGATACATTGTTATTCGATCCTATTAGAAAAAAATATTTTGAATTAGATAATTTTGAAGAAAATACAGGATTTAAAGATATATCTGATTGGTTTACCGCTAAATGTTTAACTGGTGATAAGTCTGATAATATATCAGGTATACCCGGCTTTGGTAAAGTTAAAGTTAAAAAGTTTCTCGATGGAGAAATTAAACTTACAACCGAACAAGAAGAAAAATATTTCTCTAATCGCGACTTATTTAGATTAGATCTCTATGAAGATTTTCTTAATGAAAAAACTTACTATAAAAATCAATTAGCTAATGGCGAATCCGGTGATTACAACCACTTTATAGAGTTAGTTGAAAAGTATAATATGGTTTCTATACTTAAACGTAAAGATCATTGGTATGAAACGTTCTTTTTGAAAAGCTTTTTAACTTCTTTAAATGATTAATCTACCTAGAGAGTATGTAGTTCAAAAATTTTATGAATATTCGTTCGGTCCTACATATAATAAGTTTAATAACGTATATTTAGGTGGCTGCTTTATATGTAAAGAAGGTGGCTCGTTAGGTAAAAAGCGACGCTTTTACTATATACCCGAAAATGATAACCTTTATTGTCATAACTGCGGTTGGTCAAGTAAGCCGCTAAAGTGGGTCAAAAAAGTAACAGGGTACTCTGATGCTGAGATTATTGAAGAGCTCAAAGATTATTCAGTTGAAATAGAGATAGAAAATGAAGAGGTTAAGCCAACTATTAAAATCGAGACCTTACCTAAGGATAGTATTAATTTGTTTGATGAGCTTCAGCGCGACTATTATAATAACAACGATATTGTTAGATCTACTAGACATCTTATTAAAGAGCGTAGATTAGATACTGCTGTAAATAGACCTGATAGTCTCTATCTTTCTTTAATTGATAAAGTTCATAAAAATAGATTAGTTATACCTTTTGTAAACGAAAATAATGAAATAGAATTTTATCAAACAAGAACTGTACTAAACCGTGATAATAAAATAAAGCCTAAGTACTTAGGTAAAGTAGGATCGGAAAAAACTCTATTTAATATAGATAAAGTTACTAATGATCATGATAAGGTCTATATATTTGAAGGACCTATAAATGCTTTTTTTACTAATAACTCTATAGCAGTAGCAGGTATTACTGAAAGAGGTAAATCATTTACACAGCGTCAACAACAACAGCTAGATGGCGTATTGAGGTTTTTTGATATAGTATGGATACTAGACTCGCAATGGATTGATAGAGCTTCATTAATAAAATCTGAAGTACTACTTAAACAAGGTGAAAAAGTCTTTATATGGCCTGAAAAATTTGGCAAGAGGTTTAAAGACTTTAATGATATAGCTATAGCATGTAAGATAGATGAAATAAAGTGGGACTTTATAAAAAATAATACCTTCGAGGGTATCGAAGGTATTATTAAGTTAACTGAAATTAAAAAATATAGTAATATTACACGTACTTAAATTGAGGATTTTCAGTTTGAGCTAAATATCCCTTAAATGACTCAGTTACTCCCGCCAACTCTGTAGCTACTCTAGAAATCTTTCTTTGCTCTGATTGCTTCATTCTGTCAAAAATGGTATCCGGCTCCGCATTAGCTAATTTTTGTTGAATAGAGTTCTGCTCTTCCCCATTGAGATAATCAAGAAATTCTTCCATTCTTTTAATCCAGCTTCTTAATTCATCTTTCATAGCTTCATTTCTTTCAGCTACTGCAGAAGCTGCTTTTAATGCTGGGTCATCAGCTTGTACATCAACATCAACATCTAGATCAAACTCTTCAGGGTTAGTATCTTGATCAAGAGAATTTTCAAAAGCCTCTCTATCATCATCTTGTTCACTTAGAACTTTAAAGAACCGATTTTCAAACTTAGTCATACAATTATTTATGCTAGAGCATAAATAAATATGTGGCTAATAACGGATATTACCCTTATTTTACAGGAATTGCTGATAAGCAGTTTTCACCTAGTTTAAATACTGATGGTCAAATACGTAAGTATAAAGAGGATGAAGCTAATCAAAAAGCTCCTCCTATACTTCCTTATGAATTACAACAGATAGAGCAGCTACTAGGAGATACCTTTGTCTCCTTAGCGGAACTAAGGGGTATGCTTGATGTAGCCTCTAGTAGAAGTGGTATAGATAGCAGTACATTAGATAGTATTAATCAAAAGATAGATCAAATAAATAAAATATTAACTCTTGAAATTCCTGAAGACCTATCTAAAATAGGTATATGAGAATAGCTATCTCTCTTTCTTTAGTCTTAATAATCTCTCTTGCTCTAGGCTATGCCTTACGAAACATACTAGGGTTTTTTGAAACTGCTATCTTAGCAGCATTTTTACAATTAATAGCTCCTTCAATCTGGAATGCTATTTTTAAATATAAAGAACAGATTTTTCAACTTGAAAGTGAAATCAATTATCTTGTAGATCTTAATACTGCAGAAGTTGACTGCCCATGTGGAAATTATAAATTTAGTGAAATAGTGGTAGTAACAGATGATACAGTTGAAACTAAATGTCCAAAATGTGAAGGAACTTATAGATTAATACCAAGTGTTAGAGCAGTACTTACTACAGAAGTTTTAGATGTTGAGAAAAAGCCTTTCGAAGATTTAAAAATTGGAAAGGAAGTATAATATAATATATATATGAATAAAACATTTAAATTTAACCTAAAAGATGGTACAGTAAAAACTATGTTATTTGATGAGTTCGTAAGATGGGCTTGTTTAATCGAAGGAGTAGAAAAAGTTTCAGAAAAACTAGAAGAAGCTGGTATAGATTTGAATACTAATGACTGGGTAAAGCCATTAGCATTTCAAAAATATGTAGATGAAAGATACCATTCTATGAGACACGACTTAACAGTTGAAGCTGGATTAGGTAACATATAATGAAAAAGCTCACTATAGGGTTATGTGTATACGATGATTTTGATGGTATATACTTCACTATTCAATCACTTAGACTTCATCATTCTGAAGTAATGAGTGAAGTAGAGTTTATTATTATAAACAATAACCCTAAATCTCACCTAGGTAATGAGATTCAAAAATATACAAGACATATTACTGAACCTCTGACCTACGTTGAATATAGCTCCTATAGTTCAACAGCTTTAAGAGATAAAATTTTTACTCTAGCTAATACCCCATATGTATTAGTAATGGATTGTCATGTACTTCTTGAAGGTGGTATATTAAAAAAATTAATAGATTTTTATGATAACGAAAAAGATAATGGTAATCTCTTACAAGGTCCATTAATTTACGACGATCTTAATAATTTAAGCACGCATTATGACTTAAGTAAATGGGGCGCATATATGTGGGGTACCTGGGGTACTGATAAAAAAGGAGAAAAAAGAGAAAATAAACCATTTGAAATACCAGCGCAAGGCCTTGGGTTATTTAGCTGCCGTAAAGAATCGTGGTTAGGCTTTAATAACAAATTTAGAGGCTTTGGAGGAGAAGAAGGTTATATACATGAAAAGTATAGACAGCATGGAAAAGCTACTCTATGCTTGCCATGGATGAGATGGATGCATAGATTTCAAAGACCGCATGGTGTACCTTATAATTGTGATCTTAAAGATAGGTTTAGAAACTATATGATAGGATTCCATGAATTAAAACTAAACATAAATGATGTTATAAAACAGTTTAAAGAAGTAATTCCTAAAGAATATATTTTAGAGATCAAAAAGGAGCTCGGCATTATAAAGAAAAAATAGACAAACTGTTATCAGGAATAGAAAATTTCTTATCTCTATAGTCTCCTTCGATAGTAATATTAGTATTGATAGCAAATTCATCTGCTCTCTCTTTAGGTATACTACCAATTATTAAATTACTCTTAAAAATTTCTAGATTTGTATCTACTAATCTTCCAAAAAATTCTACCGGGGTATTAAAACTAATATTATTTTGTACTCTATATATATTAATATTTTCTTCTGCTATATTAAGTAAATTTATACTTGCTTGATCAGCTATAGCGGACACTCCTGTAGTTGTAGTTATATTAACATTAGGATTAAATGTGTTACCTTTAGTAGTTAGAGTTTCAGTTAATACCTCTGTAGATACTAAACCTTCAATGTGAGGATTTTTTAAGAAAAACTTACCTACAGATAAAGCAGGATTTGAAGTTGAGACAGGAGAAGTAAATGAATAGCCAACAAAAACATCTAAATTATCAAAATTATCTAATTCTAACGGTAAGTCAATAGTAGTTAATGTTTGATATGCTGAATCGATATTTCTATCTATTGATATCTTAGTTCCTAAATTAGCATATCTAAATCTTAAGGTAGTAAAACTATCTGAAGTTAATGGTATAGTGGGAGAAAATGATGATAGCTCTTCATAAAACACTAAACTTTTGTTAAAGTCTCTAATACAAAGTGAATTTCTTCTTACCTCGTGTGGTTTAACTCCATCTCTTCCATCTCTACCCGATAATCCGTAAAGACCAGTAGTATCAAAAACTATTTTTATAAGTTGACCGCTTAAACTAGTAGAATCAATTACTATATTATTACTATCTTCAGTAAGAAGAGGGAGCGGTGCTTCAGAAAGTAAAGAAACAGACGATAATGAAACACCAGGATCTTGATCTCCAACATATTGACCAGGAAGTGAAGATACTTCAGATGTTAATGTAGTTAAAAAGGTACCAAAAGCGTATTCAACTGCAGATTCTTGAGCTTGAAAGGAATTACCGGTTAATCCTAAATCACTAGGTACTTTAAAGTCAAATGACCAAACTATATCATAATTTGAATTATATTTAAAGTCTTTTTCTACAAATTGGTAAGATCTCTCACCAGCTGGTAGTTTTATTTCATCAGGAAAAGCCATTATACATATTTATTCCTGTATAAAGTTAATCAAAAGCTTTTAAAATTTGATTTATCTTTTCTACTAAAATTTTACAGCTCTTAAAATTTTTTTCATCTTCAATTTTAAAGGTAGATTCTTGAGCTAATTTTTTAATAAAAAGAAAATCTTCGTAATCTAGTCCTTCTACTACTATTTCTTTCATATATTTAATTATTCACCGTAGCCAATTATATCAACAAATACATTTGGTTGTAAACCAGGAGCTGTTCTATTTCCGTCAAGAGCAACAAATAGTTTTCTAGAAGTTCTGTTAAATCTAGCTGTAAATTGGCCTCCATCCCCTTGTTGCGATCTACCTTGTACAGTACCCCCACCAGCATCACCTAAAACAAACTTTTTAGAAGTAGCTGCGGGTAAATCTGAATTATCAAAAGTAAAGTAAAAAGCAGCTCTATTAGGTATAGTATACTGACAATGAATAACCTTTGCAGCTACTGGTACTATAGTAGGTAAGTCAAAACCAGTCCATGAATTAACAACAAAATCAGTACCATCATTAATTAACTCCACAGGAGAGTCAAGGTAAACGTTTTTATAAATAGTAGCTTTTGAATCAGCTGGGTATCCGTCATTATTAGATGAAAGACCTACCTCAATAGTACCACTTAAGAATTGAGTAGCAGTATTATCAATACGAACTCCGTTTTTAGCAGCAGAAAGCGGTGTATTAAATGATATAGTTGGTGCATTTACCTTATCATCAACTGCTTTAATAATAAACGTAGTAGCAAAAGCAGATAATGGGCTTGAACTTAAAATACCACCGTTACTAGTACCAACTTTACCCGCTTTTCCTGAAACTACATTGTATTCAGTACCTAAAAACGGATCAGCTACTGCAGATCCATATAGAGTAGCTTTTGTAAAGTCAGGTAACACAAAATTATCACCCGTACCACCGTACCTATTACCTATAACACCCGAAAGATCGGGATAATTAGATCCAGTAACTGTAGATCCGTCACATTTTAACCAACCATAAGGTACTTCGAATCCAGAAGATATAAATGGTACAACAGTACCAACAGGTACTGCACCTGCTGAGGAATTAGGTACTATAGTTTCTACAACAGTAGGTAAAGCCCATCTTAACTGCCCAGCAGCATCAGAAATTAACTGACTATTATTTACAGAAGGTTTAACAGAAGGAAAATCATAGTCAATAGCATTAATTTTTAATTTTTTAGGTAATTCTAAGTAGCTACCAGCGTCTACTGTACGTTGTGTAATACCATCAATATTAATAAAACTACTTAAAGCTACTTTTTGCGAACCATCAAGCTCTATACTACTACCCAATGCATTTAAATCTATATTACCAGCAGATAGCTTACCTATAGTTATTCTTTGTGATGCATCAATATTAATAGTGTTATCCCCTGCGGAAGCTAAATTAGAAATAGTAACCCAGTCATTAATACTACCACCATTATTTTCGTTAATAAACTGTAATATATTATTATCACTATCAAAAGCAATATCGCCAACTACACCGGTTTTATCAGTAATAGTCTCTGTTGTACCTAAAAACTTATTACCAACTAAAGTACCTCCTAGAGTAGTACCGTCTCCAATAAAAACTCTTTTTGTATCAGTTGTATATCCAAATTCACCCTCATCGAGAGTTACTTCTTTTCTTTCTGTATCAGTTCCTCTTCTTACTAGAAGTTTTAAAAGAGTATTTTCTAAAATTTCAATGGACATATTCTTATTTAATAGTTAAAAATGGGTATTGCATACCTATCGAATGTTTGTGAATTATTTCTCGTCGTACCAGATAAAGCTAACGTTAAAAATCCTGCTGAGCTGAGGGTATTTAAATTACCGCTTGAATCTTTTGCTGTATATGTACTACCGTCGTGTTGATAACTATTGCTAACTTGGTTAGGTGCACCGGTAAATACACCCTTTACTACGCTAGTAGCTTTAATAATGAAAGTGGTATCAACAGCACTTAAATTTACGAATGCTGAGTCGGCTTGTCTAGCAGATAAGTAGTAGACCTTTGAACCAGCAGTACCAAAATCAGGATTCTGATTATTACCATATAAAAATTGACCTCCGGTAAGATTAGGTACTCTAAAATTAGTACCTCCCTCACCACCGGTATTATAATTAGTACCTATAGCATTATATAGATCGCTATATTCACCTGTTTGTGAATAAACAGCACCATCACATAAAACAAATCCGTTAGGAACAGCTCCAATAGCTCGAGCATGAGGCAGTATCGTACCAACTGGTACAAAATCAGCTCCAGTTAAAGATGTAGCTGTCATAGTATCAAAGAAAGTAGATTGAACGTTTTCAACTATACCTTTACCGTTAAGAGATAAAAACGGTGCTTCATAATTACCTGATACCGGTTTATTAACTAAAGAGATGGTACTATTATTAACGTTAAAACTATCTCCATCAACAGAGCATAGAGTAGTATTTACAGTTTTAGTTGCAAGATTTACATTTAAACCATTTCCAAATATATTAGGATCTAAAGCACTAAATAATACTGAGGAAGATTCAGCTGGTCCTGCTGCTACTCTTCCACCTTCATAAATTAACCCCTTGCCAATATTAACTACTAACGGTTCTCCATTTCCACCTGATAAACCTGCTGACAAAGCAGTACTTTTAATTTCTCTTTCAGTAACTGAGTTACCAAGTGGTGTTAAAAATCCTCCAGACAGTTCAAAATAATCAGTATTGAAATTTACATCTATAGCTTGCCCGTTTCTTACTAAAGCTTTACCAAATGCCTCGTTCATTAGATCATTACCATCTATAGAACTAAGTTTTATTGTAAGTTGATTACTACCGTTAAATTCTATATTAGCATCATCTGGAACAACCCCTATATAAGACCAACCTGAAAGAGCACTAGTATATTTTTCAGCTGATAATGCATATAATTTATTTTTTGCATAACCAAAATCACCTATTTGAGCTCCTACATTACCACCTAACCCTGATTCAAGGTTAAAAGCTCCAAAGTTTTTACTTCCTACCACATTACCACCGGAAAGAGCACCATCACCTACAAATAATCTCTTTGTATCAATAGTATAACCTATCTCTCCTTGATCTAAAACAACACGCTCTCTTTCAGAGTCGGTTCCTCGTCTTACTTTAAATTTTACTATAGTAATATCTGCCATGATTTAATTAACTTATTCGTTTCCATACGTAAACCCCGTATGAAGGTGGTGTATTATTATGCGGCTGACTTTCGCCAACATCGTTAGTTTCTGCAATGAATCCATCTC